GTCCGTGTACTCCTCGAGAACCTCGACAGCCACAACCTCTTTGACTCGGAGCTCGAGAGCAACCTGATCAAGGTTCTGGTAGATCCTACGACCAAGCGAGTCGCGAAGCGTGAGATAACGAGCAATATACGTCTCGGTCGTGAACATGGTCGGAAGACCAGAACCACGAAGATCGCTCCGATGCAGAGTGATCTGATCCGTGACCTCGTTCATTGACGAACTACCATCAGCAAGGTTGACATTGACAACAGTCGTGTACAGCTCATGGTCATTGGCGATAGAACGAATACCAGCGCCATCAGAACCACCAGCAGGCTCACGAATCTTGTCCTCATCGTCACTTGCGCGACCGTCGCCAACAAGAATCGCACGTGCGATTTCCTCGTCAAGCATGATACGCATCTCAGCCTTAAGCCAAGTCACCACATCGAAATCGGTGATATCGATCATATCGTCACGATCAAGCTTCTGCTTCTTGTAGACCGTGGTCGGCGTCGTGATTCGCTTAGAGACACCGAAGAACTCTTCCTTCTTCAGAGTTCCCTTAATATAACCCTTAGCACGAGCCTCAGCCACAGTGATATCGGCGGAGATCGTCTTGATTCGAGAGAACGGACTCTTTCGAACATCGCCCATCAGCTTACCAACCCACTCGACACGACGACCAAAGATCTCCGGCGAATCTGCGAGAGTCTTGGCCTCCGGGAAGAGAACGTCGATGTCCTCGATACCGTGAGAAAGAGCATAGTTCTCAACGGCGGTCTTGAGTGAACCGGTCCTCGACGCATCAGCGACGATGATTTTAATATCATCATGAGAGAGATGTGCAGCAGGCTCGTGGTCCTTGCTGTTCTCAAAGATGTTGTGCATGAGTTCTTTACCTTTCGGATCATCGTTGATGTTTGAGTTAGCGGCCTCTTCAAGAGCCTCGCTGATCATGCTGTGCAGAAGTTCCTTCTGAACAGGTAACATGGTATCGTAAATCTCTTGCGCAGACGCATCGTCGTCGAGCTCGAGATCAGAATGCTCTACCCCAGCCGACTCAAGTGCTTCACCAACCATGAAATGAAGAACCTGCTTCTGCTTCTCGTTCATTGAGTCATAGACATCCTGAACGGTCTCATCATCACCTTCCACGTCATCTCCTTGAGTATCGGCGTGTTCAATAACGCCCGTATAGATAATTGCTTCGTCATCAAGAGTTTCAAAATATTCATCATCGCCGTCTGCATGACGAACGGTGACGTTTTCAATACGAGCGCCGGGATTAGCGCCAGCTAAAACAAGACTAACTTCACGAATCATACCATGCGTAACTCGCTTAGCCTGTTCGATAAGACCATTAGCCCAAATAGAAAGAGAGTTAATGTCTTTATGCTCAACAAGCTCTTGCGCGTGCTTTCCTTTGGTTGTTTTGTTGAAGAATCCTTCACACCAAACACCAGAACCACGGTTGCTAAGGAGAACATGGCCTAACACGTTCTCAGGATCAGTATGACCATGCTGCCAAACGAGAGGAACCTGTACCTTGTCCTGATGCTTGAAAGCATCGGGCATGATGGTTCGACCGTCGGAGCATTTGATGCCGGCTTTAGTAGCCCAGCCGCTAAAATCAGCTTCCATTTTGACTGTACCTTTCACTCCTAGGGTTAAACGTTGTTCTTAATAGCCTGGTACTCTGTGTCGAGCGCCGTTTCATACTTAGCCTTAAGTCCTTCCTTAAGAGATTCATATCGGGCTTTACTGTCTTCGATAGCAGCTTTCAAGTTAGAACCTAATGCTTCTCGTTCTTGATTAGTGGATTCTCGATTTTTAGCTTTTTCTTCATCAGTCTGTTTGGTTAATGTATCGCGCTTAGAATCAGTCTGTTTAGACAAAGCTTCTCTTTGAGAATGAGCGTTATCTGAGGCTTTTTTATGTTCCGTTGCGGCTTGATCAGAAATCTCACCGCGTTTCTTTTTAATACTACTAGATAACCCACTACGCTCTTTAGTAGCGACGCCACGAATTTTGGCTATTTCTTCACTTCGTTTGGCTGCTAACTCGGTTCGTTGTGACTCACTGAGTCCTTTAGGAATCGGAGGTAAAGCAGCGATTTTTTTTGTAGCATCTTCTGAAATCTTTTCTAATCTTTTATGTTGCTGCTCAGAAAGCGCTTCGTTTTGCTTTTTGGCGTTTTCAGAAATCTGTTTTGATCTATCTTGTAGATCTTTAGAAATCTTTTCGGATGAGAGCTTTTGAGTAGTAGCAATGGATTCACTAGCTTGCTGTTTAGTTTCCATTACCTTCGCCAGTAAAAGACTTAATTTTTCACTAATCTCTTTGCGAATACCAGCCGCTGCTTCTCGAAAAGCTTGAACTTCTGCCGTATGCTCTTGCGAGGCCTGATTTAAATCAGCTTTTTTAGATTCACCAATTTTTCCTTTTACATACTGCCAAGCACTCTTTTTTGCTTCAGTCTTGAGCCCCCCACTCGAGCGACCTTTAAGTTCTCTGTTTTTCAAATAGTATTCGTGTGCTTTCACAGGATCATAAAACTCTGATGAATAATGAGAAAGATACTCATCGACAAATATAGATGTTTTATCCATTTGTAAACTTCTTTGTCATCTCATCAATCTGAGAACCTAAGCCATCAAACGTTTCTTTCATAATCCCATCCATTTCTTCCATGGTGGGACCAGTCGGAGGTGCGGCATCCGGTTGAGGCATGTTGCTGTTACGAAGTTCATCCGCCTTCGGATCAGCAGCAGGTGCATAACCAAGAATACCTCGGAACTCGTTTGATGAAAGAATTTCATTACGAGTAAACTTATCGGCGATCTCAGCAAGATTAGAAACGGGAACAAGTTTGAAGACATTTCGGAAATAATAAATACGTTCTTTTTTCTTAGTCTTGATAAGCCCTAAGAAAGAACGCTGCATTGCTTCCACGACCGCGTCCATGATTGGTTCAATCGTTCGATCATAGTAGTTTAGCATTGTGCTTTCGTCAGCTGTTCCATCCATAACTTCTTTTGTAATGCCTAGTTGGCTATAAAGAAGATCAACTAAATATTCAATCTGTTTGAGAAGGTTGTTCTCAACAGGTCGATTAAGCTGTGTGATCTTTTCAGTACCGTCAGTATAAGCAATTCCGTAATCACTGGATTTCAACTGGAAAGCAATATCTTCACGTCGTTTCTCTGCTTGTTCTCGTCTAGCTTCAGATTTGACTACATAAGGAAGCTGAATAATAAGATCAAGTTTACCAGAACCAGTGGCTTCATCAACCGAATCTAGAAGATTCAGTTTCCGAATAAGTCTTTGTAACGTTGAATTCGGTTCGTTCATAACGCTGTAGAGAGGATTCTCGACAATCGCCACGAATCGTTTCTCGAGAACAATCTCTTCTCGAATACCTTTCTTTTCGTTATCGTTATAAACGCTTACTCTAACGTGTCTCGGATACCAAGCAACAATTTTTCCAACACGAAGACTATAAATATCAACAACATCGTTGGTTTCTGGATTTTTAGTTGTATCTACAGGAACAATAGCAGCAACGCCTTCGTCAAACAAAGTCATACAAATATCTTGACGAAATGCTCGAGGAGCCTGATCCAAGTTTGCTTCAAGAGTAAGACAGTTGTTAAGATTACTATTAACATCAGATTTGTAACGATCTTGTTCATCTAACTGAACGTGTCGAAGAGAAACGCCAGCAACATCAATACCAATTCTAGTATAGATTGAAGAGATTATTGATCGTTCATTAGAATATCGAGGACGAGACTGAGAAGGAGACCTTCCAGAATATGTCGGAGTTCCTCCTCGATACTCAACTGCCATTGGATTAGTAATATTAGCGAAGGCGTTCCATGCGTTTCTTACTCTATCCATAATCGCCATGAATTATCGCCTCCTTATCTTCCAATTCGAGAATTAAATCTACTTTTACCAATCAAAACTCCGCCAAGAATTGCTGCTGTATAAATTCCCCCGAGAGCTGCTCTTTCTCTAAACTGTTGTTTAGAATACGCTTTAGTAAGTACCGCATTTGCGTAATCTTCTGAGACTTTATTTCCCTTAGAATCTCTAAATTTTGCTGAGAGTTTATTAGTAAAAGCTTCTCCTGAAGTCATTTCTTGATCTAGAAGTTTATCAATACTAATACCCTTCTTTTTAAGCGTAAGTTTTACCTCACGTTTAAAATTAGGATTAGCTTTTGCCGCCGCATTAAAGGCTTCTAGATTTTTCTTATTAGTAGCTTTAAGTTCACCTTTATACTTTTTACTATTTGCGCGTCGTTCTTTTCCGCGTTTACCCCAAGCTTCATCTTCACGTTGTTTCTGAGCTGTTCTTACAGCTCGACGTTCTTTTCGCCGAACGCCCCACTGTTGACCTTTTACACCATGATGTTCTAGAAAGTTAGCCACGTTGTCTTCCATACCAACCTCCTATTTGTTAATAAAGTCTGCGATTCGTCGAGCATTACCTCGTCGATTAAACTCGTTCTTAACTCTATTGAAATTTCTAGTCATAAACGCCTGCGCACGAGGACTTTTCGCATAAGCAGCGCCACCAGCAACTAATGCCACAATAGCGGCTTTCTCTTT